GGCGGGCCAGCATTTCCCTGGCACCGTTAACGATCAGGTTTTCGTCCTTCCACCAGTCAACCAGCAGGCCGTCCGATGCCCGGATGACCGCCACTTCCAGTGTGCCGCTGAGCTGTATTGATTCTTTGATGTCCATGGTTCCCCCGGGTCAAATGTTCATGGCGTTGTGGGTGGTGCCCGCGTAGCGGCTGGAGCCTGCGTAGGCCAGGCGGCCGTTGTGCTTTCGGCGTTCGATGACGGTAACAATGCCGGCATCGATGGCGGAGGGCTGCTGGCCGCCGTGTTTCAAGCTGCCGTCATGGCTGCCGGATCCCGCATAAAGCCCTTCAGCCTGCTGCACGTCTGAGGCGTAGTACCGGAGTGCCAGGTCGGATTCTTCCCACTGGTTGTCGTGCCGCTTCCCGGTTACCTGCCATTCGTGGTGCGGCATCAGTCCTTCATGGGCGGCGTAGCCGTTGTAATCCAGCCCGCCGTCATAATGGGTCGGGGCCCTGGGCAGCTTCTCTGCCTGGCTGTGGTTAATGCTGCCGTCGTATCGGAGTCCTGCCGGGCGCACTTCCTCTATGCGCTGGATTGCGGTAATGGCATGTTCGTCAGCCATTTCGAGCGCGTCATCCACGGATGCCTGGTAGGAAACCTCACGGAGTACGGACCGAACGGGCTTTGCCCGGCTGATCAGCCTGACAAGGCGTTCACGCTCAAGGCCTCCCACGCCCTGGTTCTCACCGATATCTGCAACCACCCGAAACTGGGCCCACCGTGACCCGCCGGAGTAGTCGTCTTCGCCGTTGTGCACCTCCGTTCCGTCGTACCTCAGGTGCGGCAGGCCTTCTTCAATGTGGGCATCGGCGTAGCCGGCAGACCGGAGGGCTTCACGCACGGCCCACACGGTGCCCCGGTGGCGGCGGATGTCCGGTGTGGCGGCGATCACGTCACGCTTTACCTGCTCGGGCCAGTCTGAGCTCCACTCTTCTACGCCAACGGCATAGGCCAGCCACGGGAGGAATGCAGCGGGGCACTGATAGGGGTGCCACAGGTCGGCCACTGGCACATCGATCAGAAGGGCAGCCCGGAATGTGGATTCCAGGTCCCGTTCAAGCTCGGTGCTGTTGGGTGGCAGCAGGTGGCTACTCATTGATGCTTACCTCTACGCTTTCACACCAGGGCGCCTCAACATCTGAGCACTCGATGTCTTGAGCCGGGCTGGTGAGGGTGACTCGATCCACGCCCTGCACGTACATGGCGGCAGCCAGAGCGTCCTTGACGATGTCTTCGCCCAGGGCGTGCCGGCTCTCGGTGTAATCCCGGGCCGCCCGGGCTGCCTCTTGCTGGACAACCACGGGATCTGGCCCGCTGCGGAGCTCAAGCGCGGCTTTCACTGTGTAAGCCCGGATGGTTGCTGACTGGACCTGCACCTGGTCATTCAGAGGGCGTGCACGCTCTGCGCTGGTAGCCGCCTGAACCGTGTTAATAAGTTCCGGCGAAGCCTGGCCCGATCCCTGCCGGGACAGCACGGTGACCTGCACGATTCCGGCATATCGGTTGATCGCGGTAACGTCTTTCACGTCTTCGTGTGCGCTCAGGGCGTGGTACCGGTAACCGTTTTCGGATCCGGCGGTGGAGGGTGCATCCATGGCCAGCATGATCCGGCGTTTATAGTCCTGGTCTGACTCCATCACCGCTTCCACGGGCGGGTTGGCGCTCGGGTCTGCCGGGTGTAGCGTTAGCCGCTCCGTGTCGTAGTAGGTGATGCCGATGTGGTCCAGCGTGCTTCCGGAGGCGTAGGCCAGCAGTAATGAGCGGGCATCCTCCTGGAACTGCTGGCGCTTGTTCAGGGCGAAGTAGGCCGCTGACTCCATCAGCTTGGTCACCGGCTCGCTTTCAAGGTCGATGGTTTCCGCCGCCTGGGGGTGGCGCTGCAGGAAGTCGGCACGGATTTTAGCCAGCAGCTGCTCGAAGCTCAGGGACTCGATGATTTCAGGCGCTGGCAGTCTTGATAGATCGATCTGGCTAGGCATTACGCGCCCCCGATTGGTACGTCAAAGCGTTGCTGTGATCCGTCTGCGGCCCTGGTGGCCTCAATGGACAGAGTGGCCTGGCCGGCACTGCTCAGGGAGCGCGTTACCCGGTTGATCTTTACTCTGGGCTCCCACTGGGCGATGGCCACCACTGCAGCGCTGTAAAGTCTCAGCAGGTTGGCGTTGTTCAGCGGCTGGTCGATCAGCTCCGGGATGAGCGACCCATAGTCACGGCGCATGACCCGGGTCCCCAGCGGGGTGGCCAGTATGTCAGTCAGGCTTTGCCGGATGTGGTCATTGCCGGTTAGCGCTCGCCCATTGGCTGAGTTCATCCCCATCAGGTCACCTTGTAGTTTCCGGCGGAGGAGCCGCCGGTTACCGGAACTTGTGCGTTCTGCTGAATCTCATCCACCACGGCGCTGGCGATGGCTTCTGCCATGCGCTCTACCCAGCTGTGCTTGCCGGTGGCGGTTGCGCCCATCGCCTGCATCTCGCTGACAATCCGGCCTTTGAGTTGGTCTTTGCTCAGTGCCATGGCTATTTCCCTGCCGTAACGGTGCTGGAACCGTCGCCGTGTGGGTTTCCGGTGAAGTGGCAGATATGCCCCTGGGTGACAACGCCTTTACCACCGTTGTGGTGGATCATCTGGGCGTTGACCTTGCAGACCTTGGTCACGTCCAGGTCGCAGTTCCCGCCTACCGCTGCTTTTGCGTTGCCGCCAATGTTCAGGGTGGCATCGCCAGTGACGTTGATGGTGGTCTCTCCGGACAGGTGCACGTCCAGGAGCTTCTTCTGGTGGTCGTAAGTGATCCGCGATCCATCCGGGAACTGGCGGTGGTAAAGATCTGCGCTGTCTTTGGGTGCATTACCGGCGTAAAGCCCGGTAAAGATGATCGACTGGGCCAGGTCGCCGGCAGGTGAGAACAGCACAACCTGTTCACCCACGGTGGGAGGGTCCCAGTCTATAGTGGTGCCGGTTCGGGCTGATGCCCACGGTCTCCATCCTGTCAGGTTGTCGCCAGCCTTCACGCGGGCACGGGCCCGGGACACGTCCACTTCGGCAATGGTGCCGATGCGCACGATGTTGTTGATTAGCCGGAATGCTTCAGTGATCCTGTCCATGCCCCCAGTTTGTAGGGCCGGCTATCACAACGGGAAGTTTGGCGCGTTGTAGCGCTTTGCGTCACAAAATGAACCGCTACGGAGTAACGTGCTCCAGGATCTTTTCGGCAATCATTTCCAGGTCTTCGCGGCTGGTGCCGAGCAGGCGGCGTTCCGGGTAGTCGTAGGTGGGGCCGTCGCGGTCAACTTTGGCCCGTAGGCCGTAATGGTGAGTGCGGGCGATCCTCCCGGCGATGCCGCCGAAGGAAAGGCCGGCCGTGTCCGGATCCGTGCGAACCTTCAGGTATTTCGCCGTCCTCAGCTTGGTAAACATGGCCTTCTTCCGAATTCCCCCGGATTTTCCTTTGAATTTCCGGGGCTTCCTCGGTTCCCAGCGGTCCCCGTCCGGGCCTTCCTGTTTCTTCATCCGCGCCTGATTGGATTTCCGGAGCTCGCGGGATATCGATTTCATGAGATTACGGCGCTCAGTGGGCGCCATTTTCCGGAGCAATGGCTCAGCCCATCCGGAGAGCGCTTCGATATCGTCAGTCGTCAAAGTCTACATCCTCCTCCAGGCCGTGAAGATCCATGATGATCTGCCACTCAGTGGCATCCATTTCCATGGGTGGCTCGGGCAGAATGTGCTCAACGTCCAGGCCGGCATCCGTGGCCTTAACAATGACCCGCTCGGTAACCTGAACGGTGATGGCGATGTCGTAGCTGTTGTTTTTCAGCAGCTCCGCTTCGAACCTGAGAGTGTTTTTCGGGTCGTGGCCCGGCTCCCTGATTTTCAGCCATGAAAGAACCGGAAGGATGATGTCATCCACCGGTCCGGAGTAGTCTGTGATGATCAGCTGAACGGGGAACGCATACAGGTGGCTGAGGTTGGGGCCTTCCCAGAATTCGATGCTGCCGTCTTCGATGAATGTCAGCAGCTTGTCCGGGTTGCGCTTCAGGTTTGGCACATTGGCGAGCAGGTGGGCCCGCAAGTCTGTCAGTTTCTTCATGGCTTTTCCGCCTCGCTCATGTCCCCGGCCTGCTGGGTGCAGCTGTCGATTTCAGCGCGGATCTCTGCCATGCGCCGGTTCTGGGTGGTCAGCTTGATGTCGTACTGATCAATCAGGTCCAGCAGGTCGCCGTTCTTCGCTGCTGCCTGCCGGCTCGGATGCCGCTCTTCCACTGCCAGGGCCTTCACGTTCCCGCACACCAGGTAGTCTGTCGTCTGCACGTATCGGACCTGCCCGGAGCATGCGGATAACAGCATCAGGCAGGTCAGTGCGAGACCAGTTGCGATAGGCTTCATTCTCTTTCTCCAGTCGGGCTCGTTTGGCCCGCTCCAACTCAAGGGCAGACTTGAGGCCGGATTCGGTGACGCGGATCCGGTCCAGGCGATCAACCAGCCGGTCTCTCTCGGCTTTCATCTCGATGAGCTGCGTTTTGGCCTTTTCGGCCTCCTGCGCTTGCTGATCCAGAGCGCCTGACGCGGTAGCCAGCTGGCTGCTGGTTTCAAGGTTGCGTTCAATGCTGTACCAGAGGGCGCCGATCAAGGCCGAAACCACCAGGCCGATTACCAGGTAGACCTTCATTCCTGCCTTCTCCCGCTGTTTACGTAGAAGCCAAACCACGCGGCCGCTGCTGTCCAGATCACGCTGGCGTACAGCTGCTGCGGGGTGGTTGGGTCAGCCAGGGATGTGTACCACTGATGGGTGTCGAAGCAGAGCCAGCCATAAAGGAGTACAAGAAGCCTGGGCACTGCGCGCCAGGCATCCAGCTGTTCGGGTGTGAGCTTCACGCGGCACGCCCCAGCCCGCGGTGCCGGTCGTAGGCTGCGGCCATGCGGTTGTCGTACTGGTTGCGAGCGTAGGCCGGGCCGTTGTAGCGCTCGGCAAAGGCCTGCCAGTCTCTGGCCTTCAGCGCCTTGTGCAATCGGCTGTCTTGCTTGATAAACCGAACGAACGCTTCCAGGTGTTCGCCTTCATTTTCGTGCATGGCTTCAGAGAAATCGGCGGCAGAGGCATAGCCAAGGGCTTGCCAATGAAAACCCATGATCTGAAACAGGCCCCAGCTGGCAGACTCGATGCCGCTGTTTCTGTCGATTGCGCATGCCCGCTGCAGGCGGCGCCACTCTGATTCCCCGCCCACATAGCCGCCGGGCTTTCGGTTAACCAGGGCCGGGAAGTTCTCGGCGGCCCGATCCCGGGTTGCGGCTGGCAGCTGCCGGTACATGACGTGGCGTTCAAACAGAATGACTGGCCGGCCGGAGGGCAAGAAACCGGATTCCCGGCTCTCCACTTCCGTTACCGCCTTGATGGCGGCCACCTGAACCGCAAGCTTTCGGGCTGCGGCCTTAATGTCCTTTTCGGTAAGGGATTTGCTGGCACCTTCGGTACCCGACGGTTCCAGGCGCGCCAGGGTAGCGGGGCCGGCGATGCCGTCGACCATAAGGCCCTGCTGGCGCTGGAAGCGGACAACGGCTTTCTCTGTTGCTTCGCCGAACCATCCATCCACTTCAAGGTTGGCGCCGGCATTGTTGAGCTTGGCCTGCAGCGCTGAAACTTGCTGGCCCACGTCTCCGATTCTGATCATCATGGCGTTGCT